TGTTCCTAAGAAAACTAAAACTTTTACCATTCCTTTTCCAGTAGAAACATCTGTTCTTAAAGATTTAACTTCTCTTTTTAATTCATTTATACTATTTTGTATTGTCTGCATACGCTCTGCACACAGACGTTCATGGGCTGAAAGTCGTATACCTGTTGCTTGGTCTACAAGCTGTTTGGCAGTTACAGATTTTTTTCTAGCCATTATCCTTTAACCAAAAAGTATGCTCTACTGTTTAGTACATTTCCTGTGCCACCTGCACCATTAGACCATTGAGTTAATTTAGGTGTTCCAAATGAAGCACCACCACCTGTAGAATTACCATAATTTATTGATACTGGAAATAACCAACCATTAGCACCTACACCTAATCCTGTGCTTGATGGGTCGCCTGTAGTTGATAAACTTTCTCTAAATCCTTGACCACTAAAATTAACTTCTGACCAAGTATTGTGTGTCCATATACCTGCTGACCAATGTTCATCTGTATTATTTTTTCTAACTTGTGGTCGTATGTAAGTTCCTTGTGCATTTTTTATAAGTGTGATGTGACCTTTATTTTGTTGTGATTGACTATTGTAAGCAGTTGTAAAATCATAATTACCACCACCATCAGAACTATCACATTCAATAGCAACATGAGGAATACTTGTATACATTGAAGTTACAAATGCTCTCATAGCTGTCATTTCTGCATCTGTAAAATTTGCTTGTGTTGCGTGATTATAATAATCAATATCATAAAAAGATGTATTACCATGTGTAGCGGCTGAAACCCCACCATAAGTAGTTATGCTATTTGAATTATCAGTAATATTCTCTCCAAAAACATTATATCCAACAGCAGAACCTTCGCCTAAACCTAAATCAAGACTTCTGTATAATCTACCACTTCCACTTGTTGAATAAGCGTGATTGCTGTCTTGACCACCATGAAAAACTGTATCATTTGTTGCATTTAATCCACCAGTACCAAAAGCAAAAGACATTATAATCCAAGCACCACCAGTTGTTGAACAATCAACTTTAACTTGAATTGGCGTAGATAAATTACCACCAAGTGTCGTGTATAAAGTTTGGTGTCCAGTATATAGTCCTGCAATATCAGACATAGTGCTAAATGCTCTTGCACTTGTAGAACCATCATTTGCAGGATTAACAATAATAGAAAATGCTCTATCTACTGTTTTTGAATTTGCAGTTGCTCGTAAAGTAAAATTAGATGTTGTTGAATTAGTAATATTTGTTGGGTCGCCACTAATTACACCTGTTGATGTGTTAAGTGAAGTACCTGAAGGTAATGAACCAGATTGAACAGAATAAGCAACTGTATCGCCATCTGCGTCTGTTGCTGAAACTGTTGCGTGAGTTCCAGTATTAGCATCTGTAATAGTAGCTAAAGTTCCACTTGCAGTTTGCCAAGAAGGACTTGTATCTACATTTATTAATCCATTTGCAGAAATACCTTGAACTCCACTAGCTGAAGTAAATTTAACTTTATAAGGTTCTTGTGCATTTAAAAAACTAGCTTTAGGTGCAACTGCTGTAACTTGTGTTGCACTGTTATATGTCGTTGTACTGGCATTAAAATCTGCACCTGAATTTCCTACAAAAGTTATTGTACCACCTGCTGTAAAATTAGTTCCTGTTACAACAATAGTTTGGTCTCCACCTGATTGACTATCAACTTCTGTAACATCAACACTTGCAATAGTTGGTGTTGGTTCTAGTGTTGAAAAAGCATTAGCATTTCTACCTTCAAAAAATCCAGTAGTAGTATTAAATCTCCATTGACCTTGTGTAGAGCCACGCTGTGCTGTTGTACCTGTTGCTACTTTAGTACCTTCTGTACCAGTATCAGTAATATTTTCAAACTTAAAGTCAGCTATGTCTCTAGCTTTTGTCATTTAGTTTTTCTCCTACTTGTTTATAATTATTAATACATTAATGAAACGCCACGTATTCTTGCAATTTTTGAACCATCTGATTGATTTGCAAAAGATATTTTAGCGTTTAATGAAGTTCCACCAGTTACAGCTAAATCATTAACAACTGCCATTTTAGTTGTTGAACTAAAGTTTGGTAAAGCTGTTAGTGTAGCTGTTGAATAGTTTGAACCACCATCTGCTGAAAGCTGACAAACTATGTCAGTATTTAAAGCGTTTGTTCCTGCGTGGTCGTCATACGTAATGATAGCACCCATTTTTGAAACTGTGCTTGGTGCTGTTACATTTGTAGTTACAAAGTGTCCAGTTGCAGTTACAGTATCAAGAGTCATATCTCCTCTAAATTTAAGTTGTTCAAAACCACCACTATTATTTTGGTTAGGGTATCTAAACCAAACACCTAATACTGGATAAGATGTACTTTGTGAGTTGTTTGTTAGAGTGTAAACCTGACCATTAGTAGGTGCACCTACAAACACTCTGCTAGAATTTAATCTGCTAATTGCTCCTGAGTCACTTGCACCAAAAATTTCTCCATCATCTACTCCTGAAGCACCATTTGCCCATTCAAAACTTACTTCTTTACAAACAAAAGCACTATCGTAAGCAGGTAAGAATTTATAACAATACCAATATCCATGACCACTATGAAATGAAACAGCAGGATTACCTGCACCGATATATCCATTTTGAAAACTTCTTTGCATTACATCTGTGTAATTTCCAGTTTGCATACCATTGTGACTAACTGCCGACAAAGCTGTTGGTAATTGATTTGTTCCACCATTGTCTAAATTTGGAGTACCACTAGCTCTTTGAATTTCAAATCCTTGTGTAGCACTACTGTTGGCTTGTGTTCCAAAGTAAGTTGCATAGTTAGTATCGTTTATTTCAAAGTTGTTAGTAACGGTTTGCTGACCTGAAATCACATACTCCTCAGCACTTCTTCTATAATTTGTTCCTGACGCTATACCTGTTGCGTCTTGAAACACGTCTACGTACATAGAATTAGTGTTGTATTTTGATTTGTTTTCGTTAGTTGCTTGTCTTAATGCTAGAGTTGCTATATCATTTTTTATAGGCGTAGCATTAAAAGTTTGCGGTTGTCCTTTAGCCATTAAAGACCAATAAGTTGTATTAACTGTACCACCAGTTGCAGGTTGTTGTCCTGAAGCTGAAGTAGCGTTAATGTAAACAAACGTAGAAGTTATATCTCCGTCTGTAAATTGAACAACATCTTTTTCTTCGTATGTTGTTCCACTGTTGTAAGTGCCTTTGTGTGTGAAAGCCACTTTACCCAAGTCAATCGTTGCCATAATTATTTTCTCCTATTTGTTAAGCGTTAGATTGTTGCGATTAAGTGACCATTATTGTTTAATGACCAACTAAATCCTGTTGAAGCGTAAATGACATCATCAAAATTAGCGTATGTACTTGCTGAAATGTTATCATTTCCACCATTTGTTGTTGTGACCTGTAAGCTATTATTAGCAGGTACAGGTGTGTTTGCTTGTCCACCCATTCCTGAGTGATATTGACAGTAGTAGTAAAGCGTTGGAGCTCCACTAGCTACTACAATAGTTGTTTTATAATTAGATGTATCAACTGTTATACCAGTCGTATATTCACTACCGCCACCATGTGTTCCGTCTGCGGTAGTAGAAAATCTAAGTGGGTGTCCAGTTGCACTAGACCAATCAAATATATAAGTATTACCTTCAAATAATTCTAAAGTGTCTTGTTGAACACCATCAATAAAATATTTATTTGCACCATTTACATTTTGAAATGTTACTGTTTTTGTTATTGTTGATGAATTAAAAGACATTTCAAAACCATAAACTTCTGCTGAAGAAGCATTAGCAAGTTCAAATCCATTTGCTAAATTATTTACTATTAATGCTTTTCCTGCTTGACCAGAAACCGAAGATAAACCTGTTCCACCTCTAGCTACTGGTAAAGTATCTGAAGTGATTGCTGTAGCACTAAATGAAGCAATATTAAATGTTCCAAAAGAAACTACTGATAATATGTCTCCTGCACTAGCACCAGAGGTTAATGTAATTGTTGAACCATCTGTAGCTGTGTAGTCAGAGCCATTTATAATACGAACTCCATTTAAATACGTGTCTAAGAAATTTGGGTCGTATGCCAAAGCCACGCCATCAGCATCATTGCCTGTAAATACTGTCTGACCTGCTGTTGCTATAAATTTATTTCTTTGTGAAGTACCATTAACTGACGAACCTGCATTTTGAAAAGCATTACCGTCATACACTTTCATTATGTCGTTAGTAGTGTCAAACCAGAGAGTACCCTCTACTGGATTTGATGGAGCATTTGCAGAAATTTTGTAAGTGTTTTCAAAAGAATTAATATCACTTAAGTTTGTAGCAACTGTATTAACATTATTAATATTAGTACCAACTGTATTTACATTAGCTATTGCATTTCCAACTGTGTTTACGTTAGTAATATTGTTTGCTACTGTGTCTATTTCAGATGTTGTTTCTTGTAAATCTAATGCCGCAGTTTCTATTTCTGAAACTGTTTCGTTTAAATCATTAGCTACTGTAATTACTTTAGCAATATCTGCCGCTACAGTATTTACATTAGATATGTTATTTGCAACTGTATTAACATTATTAATGTTAGAACCAACATTTGTAACATTAGTGTTATTTGTTGCTACAGTGTTAATATTTGTTTCATTACTAGCTAAAGTGCCTAAATTTGTAATTCCTGCAAGAGTATTAATATTTGCTTTATCTGAGCTTGAAAGCCAAGTATTTTCTAAATAATGCTTTGTGGCTACATCTTGGTCAGACGTAGGATTAGCTACGTTAGTTATTCTTTTGTTTTGTGCGTTCCATTGAAAATTAGTAGCATCAATCTTAATAACATCACCTGCATCATCAATCGCTTCTTGCGACATAAAGAACGCTTGGTCTGAATCTGTGTCTAAATCTGACTCTGTTAATACTGAGCCTGACGCATAGTCTACAAGTTTAGTACCTTGTGATGTTCTTCGTCTAATTTCTATGGCTACGTTGTTTGCAGGTGCAGTATTGAACGTAACTGTAGTCCCTGCGGCATTTAAAGTAAAGGCTGTAGTAGCAACTCCTGCTAAAGTAACAGTCAAGTCTGCTGTACTTCTATAACTAAACGGTATAGAATACGCTGTTGTACTGCCGTTACCAGTATATCTTACAAAACTATTAGCCATTAAATTCCTTAATTTTAATTATTTTATCTAAAAGGGGTACTTTATTGCGTTAGTATATCTATTGCATCTTTAGCCGCTTTAAACTGCGTTTTTTCAAACTCATCTTGTTCTTCTATTACATTTTTTAATTCAGGAAACTCCTCAAACATTATCCAATATGCCGTTCTTTCAGTATCTCTAACAAGACCCATGACAAACTCTGTTTGAGCGTTTTTACCTTTAATCATACCATCAGGCATTTTGTATAAGTCACTTGTCTTATCTGCAATAATTTTTTCTAAATATTGTTTTAGTGTGTATTTTTTACCTTTAAATTTAGCAGGATTTTTAATAATAACTCCACGTTCATTAAATCTTATATCTTGTTTTAACTCTAACCATCTGTCATAAGCTGTTTGATACTTGTCATTTCTAATGGTTCTTAAATCAATTTTTGTATATGGGTCTTTTTTAGCAGGTGGTAAATAATTAAACTCTCTGTCTTTTATCCATTTTGCTGTTTCTGTATTTTTAAAATTAGTCATAGCAAATGGTGTAGACCATAGACCTGTTTCATTTCCTAATCCAAATAACCAACCTGTTTTTCTGTTAATTACTTCACCTAGCATATTTCTTTTAGGCATAGTGTGAGCTTTGTTAGACCATAATTCAGCAGGGTCTAATGTTCTTAATCTATCAGATAAAGTAAATAACTCTCTTTCCCATTCATCTGTAATTCTGTTACTATATCTAAGACCCCCTGATAAAGGTGTTATCTTAAATAAACCTCTTGATAATGCCGCACTAAATACATATTCAGGTTTTCTAGCATTTAGGTAATCATCACTTAATATTAAATTTATAGTTTCTACAATATTTTTTGTGTAAAACTTAGAAGTAATATTTCTTGTTAATGTTGCTACTGCACCTAATGCTAACTCTATGTTTTGGTCAGCAACGTATTGTGGCATATCTTCATTTACTTCTAAATACTTTTGAACTTCTGCATACATATCTGCCGCTATAAAGAATGGTGTAAAGATAGGGTCAAGTCTATTTAATGAAATGTATCTACCATCATTTGTAACATAAGAGTATGGTTGCCACCCTGTATTTTGTTCTCTTTGTTTATTAATTCTGTAATCTCTTGAACCACCACCAGTAAATTTACCTAACATAGCAAACGTAACTGCTGAAGTCCATAGTAACCAACCCATCTGTATTCTTGCATTTGCTTCTGCCGCCGCTTCTGGGTTTAAATATTTTTTCTTTCTTAATGGATTTAGTGAAGTTAAACCTGCTGATGCTTTTCTTGTAAATCCTTTAAATGTACCTTTTTCTGCCGCATCTTCAGCTTCAGCTAACATGTGTCTCATTTGAAACTGGTATCTACCTAAGAATGGTAAATGCTGTGCGTTCCATCTTAACAAGTTTGATGGTGTATTAATAAAGTGAAGACCAAATGCTCTTAACCATTTACCACCACCTGATGTATTTTTTAATATCCAACCAGTAAGTTGTCCTTCATCTTTATTAGTTACTGGGTTTCTTGAATATGCTGATTGTGTGTATGAACCTTCTCTAGCATATTGTAATGGTGAGTTTAATATTTCATCTAATCCTCTTCCAACATCTACTGCTCTACCATTTTCATCTATAAATTCTGCTTGTATTTCTTTCTTTTTTTCTATATATTTTTTTCTAAACTGGTCACCTTTTAATAAACTAAAATCAGGATTTTCTGCTAATATTCTTGAATTAATAATAGATGCCATTCTACCTTTAAACAACATACTTTTTAAAAACTCATCACCTGCTGACAATACTCTCATAGGTAAAGTAGTTAATGCCGCTACAGGTTCTACTACACCTCTTTGTATAACTCTACCTAATAAAGGTATATTATCTGTACCTGCTTTTCCCCATTCATTAATCCATCTTTGTAATTGACCTTGACGTATGTGATTGTCAAACTTCATTTGTTGTGAATCTAATATAGGTCTTCCAAACCAGAAAGATTTACCTGCTTGTTTTAGTGCATGTGGCATGTAGACAAATTGATAAGTTAATGTTTGTAATGCTTCTCTCATAATAACCATAGCTCTATGAGTATCTCTTGTTGTCATGTTAGCACCTCTTAATAACATAACCGCAGGTTTCCACAATACTTGTGTTAAACCAGATACAATGTTTAGTATGTGTGTATCAGGAGATGAAAGTAAGTTATTGTTTACATATTCAGCCGCTAAACCCCAACCATCTGCTTTTCTAGCATTTTGTAAAGCAAGTATAACATCTTCATTATCTGTAAGCATACCTACTTTTTTCCAGTATTCTTCAGGATTGTCTTGTTTTAGTTTGTGCATAGCAGGGTCTTCAGGTTTTACTTTTAACTCTGCCGCTCTTGTTTTATCTTTTACAACTCTACCTGCTGTAGTAGCTCTAGCTCCTGCTGATTGTAATTCTATTTGTTGTTGTAATAATTCTGTGTAACCTTCATCACGTCTATTTAATTCTGTTAATATTTCTTTTCTTTCTTTTACACTTAAATCTGTTCTATTTAACTCATTACCTAGTTTAACAATATCATCAGCTTCTCTAGCAATAGCATCAGCGTTAGCTATAATGTATGCAAACTGCTCTCTAATCTTAGGGTCTTTAGACATTTGGCTAACAACTTTTCTTAAATTGTTACCATTAGCTCCAACTTGTTCTGCACGTTTAATCATCTCATCTAACGTAACTTTGTTAGTTGGAATCTCATCATTAGCTATCATGTCTTTTACTTTGTTTTTAATGTAAAGACGATAACCACCTTTTTTGTATTTTGTTAAATTTATGGGGAATCCTTTGGACGGTTTGTCCTTGCTTGTGATTTTATCTTTTCTAAGATTTTTTATTCTTTCAGAAGTAGTTTCACCTTTTAGTGTACTTCTAGCTTCTATCTGGTCTACTTCTTCTTTGCTTAAATTTTTGTATAATTTAGTATTAGGTTTTTTAACAGACAAATCATTAAATAATTGTTTACCAGTTATGTTACTTCTACCATAATTATGTATATCATTTAACTGCTTAATAGCAGTGTTTTTCATTTGTCTATTTTTTAATTTAAAACCACCATAACCAAATGCACCACCAAATACAGTGCCAAAACCAAATCCTGCAAGTGAACTTAATCCTGCTTGTTTAAAACTAAATTCATCTTGTACTCCTGATTCTATAGCAGTAGTTTGTAACATAGCGTCTTGACCACCTGCAATAACTGCATTTATTTGTCCTTCGTATAATGCACCTTTTTTAATAGCTTGTCCTAACGCTTTTTTATTGTTTTGTTTTGCAACTTCTAACAAAGCTCTTTCATTAATTTCTTTAGCCATTTTACCTTTAAGAGCTTGTTTTAATGCTTGTTTATAACCTTGTTTTGCAACTTGACCACCAACACCATAACCTATTAAGTTTATAGGGTCAGCTATCATAGCACTACCATTGTCTATCAACCAACCTGCAAAACTTCTATTAGGGTCGTCCCACCATGAAGGTAAAGCATTGTAAGTTTGTTGTATGTATGAAAATTCTTGTACTCTCATTGGGTCTTCTTCACCCATAACATTAGCCATATCCATACCCATAGATATTGTATTGTTGTTTCTCCAAGACCTATCTTCATAAAAGTAATCTAATAAATCTTCGTGAGCCATAGTTTCAAATCTAGGGTCAGCTTCTCTATAAGAATAATAAGATTTTAGCGTATTGTAAAACTTTTCTGTTTGTATTTCCTCTAACGCTTGTTTACTATTTTCAGCTTTTTGTAAATCTGAAAGATTATCATTAGCGTCAAGCAGGTCTAATGTTGCCATTATTTAGTTGCTCCTATAAATTGATTAATACCTTTTTGTATTTGTGTAGCTGTAATGTTACTACCAATAACTGCTTGTATATCTCTTATCATTTGATTTAAGTCAGCTTGGTCTATAGCTTCCAACATTTCTGCTGTTATACCACCTTCTCCTAATGTGTCTGTTAAGAACTTAGCTACAAACTTAGGATATTCTTTATCTTCAAATTGTTTTCTATCTGTAGAATCTAAGTCAAATAAGTCAGCATCTTTACCAAAGAAACTTAAATCTGGTTTTGGTAATTGTTCTTTTATTAAACCTTTATTTTCTTCTAATGCACTATCAACTTTGCTAAACACTTCTGTTATACCCATGTCTTTGTATTTAGTTTGTTTAGCTTTCTTCTCTTCTTCTTGTTTTTCTATCTCTTCTTCGTATTCTGTTACTGGTTTAATCTCTGCATCAATGTTTTCATTCTCAAACATTTTCATTAATACTTTTCTACTTAAATCTATAAAGTCTTGTCTTTCTAACATAGTAGGTTCTTTACCATCATTTTCTTTTTTGTATCTTTCTTCAAAAGCATGTATTTCTTTAATCATGTAGCTTTTAGCTTTTGCTTTAGCTAATTCACCATTATCTTTTAGTTTGCCCATTTGGTTTGTAAATATACCTGCAACTGCATTTACGTTAGACGTAATACCTGCTGAGTATATAGAGTCAGTAGTATGAATAGGTTTCTTACCTTTGTCTTTTTCTGCTTCGTATGCTTTGTAAAATGTAAGAGCCGCACCCCATTGGTCACTAGCTATGTTTTGTTCTACTAACACATCTAGTACATCTTTTTGACTTTCATATTTTCCTGAATAAATATCTGCTACTATAGTATCAAACGCTTGTGGGTCAGTATTAACAAATCTATCTTTTTTAATCATAGCATCAAATGTTGTTAAATAAGAAGGCTCACCGTATGCTTCTAATTTATCTCTTAATATCATTTGTTCTTCAAAAGTACGTTTTCTTTTAATAACTTCACCATCTGCTGTAGTTTCTTCAATCTCAGAATTAGCCATAGCAAATATAGATTTAACATCTTCTTTTTCTGCAAACTCTTTATCTTGTCTATCTTGTATTTCTAAAGCTCTTCTTCTTTTGTCTAACTTTTCTTTTAACAATAATACTTTATCATTTTTTCTATCTGTAATTCTACCACGTGGTTGACCATCAGCACCTACACCTAAATCCATATTAAGTAATATATCAGCTCTATCTAAATCTTCTAATGACCTAGCTTCTATAATAGTTGATTCTATTTCTTTTAATAATACAGATTGTTTTTCATCATTAGTATAAAGAGTATTAGGTTTATCACTACCATCAGTATTAGGAACTTTCATAGACAAACTATCCCAAGTTTCTACTAATTTTTCTTTTAATTGACTTGTAGGAATAGAAGATATAATTGTTCTACCTTCTTCTATTTTTTTCTCAGAAGCATAGACACTTCGTTTTGACGCATCTTTTATTGCTTCATCTGCTTTGTATTGATTAAATGCAGAAGCAAAACCTGTAGTAAATGAGTTATCTGCTTCATCAAAATTTGGTAAATATTGTTCGTAAAATTTTTCTAAAGTTTGTTCTGGGTTTTTAAAATCATAATTATTTTTATTAGCTTCAATAAGTTTAATAGTTTCTGCCGCTTTTACTTTACCTAAATGAAACTGTGTAGTTTTTTCTGTATATTTTGTGTTTAAATCTGGGTGTTTACCTGCTAATATTTCAGCTTGTATATCTTCCATCTTTTTACCAGAAGCATACAAAGATTGTATTTTATCCATAGCTTCATCTTTTTGTTGGTCAGCATATACATTGCCTAATTTCATACCAACTTCACCAGTTTTTTGTAATGCTTTTGCTAATTCCATACCTTCAGTTGTTCTTGCTGAAGCTACATAGCCCTGAAAGCCAGAGCCCATGAATTTATTTTTTACTTTTGATTTATATTTTGCCATTATGATGTCTTAGCCTTTGTTGCGTCAGTGTGTGCTATATACCCTGTTCCTGCGGTACTAGCTATATCTAATAATAATCCTGTTCTACTAGGTTCTACTACTGGCTGTAAACTGTTAAATACTTTAGCCATGTTTGCGTATGCGTCAGTAGTTTGATTTGCAAGTGTAATCATATCACCTTTGTAATCTCTATTTATTTCTGTGTATTCATCATTATACAATGAACCTATATCTTGAACTATAGCAACTCTATTACCTGCATTTAAGTTAAGTGCTTGTGCTAGTTTCTTTTTAGATTCTTGTTTTGTTTTAAATTCTGCTACTGTTTTTTCTTGGTCAGCTTGTACTTTTTCTTGGTCTATTTTATTAATGTCACGCATGTAAGCCACTTGTGCGTTTTCTCTTGTTCTATCATTAGCGGCACGTTTACTAGCGGCTAGAGCTTTTGCTTCTCTATGTTCTTGAACTTTACCGACTATCTGCACTCCTGCCATAGCGGCTTGTACACTACACATGTTTTTTATTTACCTCTTTCATCATTAATAAAAATGGCATTTTACCAATACCATAATCGTTTATTTTTTCTTTAGGTTCAAATCCTAAAAACTGTAACCATTTTAAACTTTTCCAATTTCGTTGGTCTACAAAATTGTATATGTATTCGTAGCCTTGACTCATTTGTGCTACCCAATACGGACACTCTTTTAAAAATTGTTTAGTATGTTTAAATAATTGTTCACTAGATAATAACCACGCAACACCATATTCAGGTAATTGTGTAGGATTACTACCAAACATACCAATAACACCTTCTTTTTCTGTTCCTATTATTGTGTATATTTTTGCATTGTCATAAGTAAAAGGCACAACTAATGCTCGTAAAGGTGATATACCTTCAGAAGCCATAATCTCTTCTCTATCACCTTTTCTAATTTTAGGAGAT